GTCAATTTCGGGGGGGTACAAAGTCAGAGGGGGGGAGTTTTGCGTGGGAATTCCCTGAATGTGGTACGCTTGCGTTTAGTGATGGTTAAGCAAGTTGACGCATGGCTCATAGCCATGAAGGTCGGTGCAGGATTGGGGGATTCTCGGTCGCCATCACTTTTATAAGACAGGAGTAAAAACTTATGGCAAAAAAACCTCGTCACATCCTTGGCTACTTAAACGACCCGTCCACTTGGGACAAGGCTGCGTTTGAAACGGCTATTCGCGCAGAAGTCGAAGCCTCGACAGGAACACTCACGGCCTCTGACGAACTGCTGGTTGGCGCATTGGTCATCACGGTTGACAGCTTGCTGACTGCTGAAATCAACATCCGAGACAGAGGCCATGTTACGGTGTACGGCAACAACGAAGGCGTAACAGCTTGGTTCAAGATTCGCACTGAGATGGCTGACAAGGCTATCAAGATGCTGGCTGAGTTGGGGCTTGTTGCCCGTGGTCGCCCAAAGTTGAAGGCAAAAGTGAGTGATGTAGATGAGCTATTCGCCACTGCTTAACCCTGCGTTTGAGTATGCGGTAGCGGTGACTCGGGGTGACATTCAGGCGTGTGAGGATGTCAAACTAGCTTGCCAACGGTTCTTGGATATGGTCGAACGTAAGGATGCGCCTTACGAGTTTGTCCCTGCCAAGGCTGAACACATCCTCAAATTCGTCAAATTCTGCCGCCATGTCAAAGGCCCGGATGCCGGGAAATCCATTGAGCTACAGCCGTTTCAGGTCATGTACTTGGCGGCTATCTACGGATTTAGGGACAGGCGTGACCACACATACCGATATGTCACTGATGTCATTTTGTTCGTGCCTCGAAAGTCTGGCAAGACAACCATTGCGTCCATCATTGCGCTGTATGAGTTGCAGTTTGGTGATGCTGGCGCTGAAGTGTTTACTCTGGCTACCAACAGGGATCAGGCGAGTATTTGCTTTGATTCGTCCAAGGCTATCGTAGAGAACATGAAGCCCGAGTTGGGGGCCAAGTTCATTGCTTACCGTAGTGAACTGAAGAAGGCTGGCGACTCAACCTCTACTTACCGGGCGCTGTCACGGGAGAACCGTAAGACAGGTGACGGTAAGAACCCGTCTTGCGCCATGATTGACGAGGCTGCTCAGATTACTGAGAGACAGTCAATTGAGGTGTTGCATTCTGGTATGGGCGCTCGGAAGAACCCGTTACGGATGTACCTGACAACTGCCAGCTTCACTAAGGAAACCAAGTTCTTTGAAGACCTTTCCCACTTTCGTACTGTCCTGCGTGGCGCTTCTGCTGATAGCTTTCGCTGGTTTGGTCTACTGTATAGCATTGATCCCGGAGATAATTGGGCTGACCCTGCGGTATGGGGCAAAGCGAACCCGATGCTTGGGGTATCGGTCACGACTCAGCACATTCAGCAGATGGCTGAAGAAGCGTCTGCCAAGCCAGCAAGCCTGAACGAGTTCTTGTGCAAGCAGTTGAACATCTATGTATCGGCTAACTCTGCATGGGTTGACCGTAGGTATTGGGATGAGTCAATTAAGCCTTTCCCGATTGACAAGCCAGAATCGACATTTGTTGCGTTTGACTTGGCGCACACACGGGATTTAAATGCTGTTTGCACTTTGCACAGGTACAGCGAAGAAAACTTCTATGCCAAGTTCCAATTCTTTTTGCCAGAAGAAAGCATTGAGCTAATCCCGAACCACTACAAGAGCATTTTTTTACAGGCCAAGTCAACTGGCATATTGAGGCTTACGCCGGGTAACGTAACTGACCTGACCGAGATTCAGAACTACATCAAGCAAGAATGCGAGAAGTACAACGTCAAAGAGATAGCGTATGACCCATACAACGCCGCTGCTTTAGTGGCAAACCTGTACGCTGATGGCTTGCCTGTAAAAAAGGTTGGTCAGGGCATGGCAATGCTGTCAAACCCGTCCAAGACCACTGAGCAACTGATTCTGAAGAAGGCAATTCACCATGATGGCAACCCGTTTGTTGGTTGGCAGCTAGGAAACTGCGAGGTTTACACTGATGTCAACGGCAACGTAAAGGTCAGGAAGAACGAAGCAGACCCGTCAGCCAAAGTGGACGGTATTATTGCCATGATTATGGCTTTGCACTGCCATTTGGATAACGTATTTGTCAGTGATTCATTTGGCTTTAGGTCGCTTGAGTGGTAAAGTGTAGGGAATTGAGGAGAAATCATGGCGATTTTTGACATTTTCAAGCGCAAAAACACTCAGTCTGAGAGCAATACTTTGTTCGGTCAGACAGCCCTTGGTAACAACATTGTTTATCAGGGCAGTGACAAACGTGGTGGTGTCAACACCCAAATCCTCTATGTGACCACTGCCAGCACCACAACTGCTGGTCGCCCGGTGGATATGTCTGTGTTGACTAGAAACAGCACAATCATGTCCTGCGTGGGGGTAAAAGCCCGTGCTTTGGCTCAGTTGCCAATTAAGATTTGCTGCGAAACGGCTGACGGAAAAATGGTGGACGCTGTCAAAGGTGAGGGTGTTGGACCCCGAGACAAAGCCAAAGCCAAGCAGGTTGCTCGTCTGCTAAACACGCCAAACAACTTCCAGAGCAAGTACGAGTTCTGGTATCAATGGTTGATGTGGTACGAGTTGTCTGGTGAAGCCTTCACTTTGTGGTGGAGGAAGGACCAAAACAGCACTACCGAGACTCCATTGGAAATGTATGTGCTGGATTCAACGCTGATTGCCGTGACCATCACGCCTACACGTTATCCAACATTTCGTCTGTCCACTCCTAGCTATGGTTTCAACAAAGACCATGACTTTAAGTATTTCCAAGTGATGCACACAAAGGAAATGGCGTGGCAAGGCTCGGCTGGCTTTAACAAGGCGATTTTGGCGACTGAGTTGGTTGGCCTTGACCAAGATATTGACCTGTACGCCAACTTTGTCATGCAGAACGGCGCGAAGCCTAGCGGTATGTTTGTGACCGATCAGGTTATTCCTGATGGCAAGTACAAAGAGATTGCAGCCCGTCTGAAAGAGGCGTGGAACAACATGACAGGCAGCAAGACCAGTGACCCAAGCAAGCCGGGTCAGGGTATGTTGCTCGACCAAGGCATGAAGTATCAGAAACTGGAAATGCTGACCTTGCAGGATACTGACGCTGCTGCTTTGAAAGCTCAGACAATGCGCCGCATCTGTGGTTTGTTTGGTGTGCCTCCAGCAATGATTGGTATTGCTGATAGCAAGTTCAACAACACTCAGACACAGTTGGACGAGTTTTATAAATCAACGATGTACCCCACAATTGTCAATATTCAGCAGAAGTTGACGCAGCATTTGTTTGATGGCTACCCAAGTCTTTGCATTGAGTTTGACACCAAGGACTTCCTGAAGGGTGCGCCTTTGGATCAAATGAACTTTGCTACGGCTGGCGTAAAAGGTGGCATTATGACCCCTAACGAAGCCCGTAACTACATGAACTTGCCATCTATGGAAGGTGGTGATGAACTGGTTAAAGATGCAAAAGACGCTGAACCTGTGCCCGGTTCAAGCAGCCAAGATACTGGTGGCGGTGGTGGCAATCAGACCAAAAAAATGAACATTGGCACTACTTGATATATCATGCGTACTGATACACAATATCTGGTAGCATTAGCCAAACAGGTCAAACGACCTAAAAAGTTGCCTGTACTTCTAGGGCAACCCCCTAAAATACAGGACAATAACCAATCAATTGCTTTAGGGGCAATCAATGAAGACATTGAATCTTATCTGCGAAGCCAAGCTGAATCTCAACGAAAAAGCCGACAACGGCGAAGCGTCTGGACAGATTGAAGCTCGCATTACGACTTGGGGAGCGCGAGAAGGCGCTGATGGTCGTAAATTCTTTTACAAGCCAGAAGGCTTTATGCAATGGGCCAAAGAGTTTGCCGAAATGGGCCGACCACTTCCCATGTACGTCAATCACAATTCTGATTCTATTCCCGTGGGTGAATGGACAAGCATTGAGATGGATGACGAAGGTATGAATGCTTCTGGTCGCCTCTATCTGAACACGACAACTGGCTCTGACCTGTACCAAGTGATGAAAGAAAGCCCCAATATGTTTGGCGGTGTTTCTGTTGGTGCTTATGCTGAAGAATATCAAATGGTTGATGCTGATGGCGAATTAGCTAAATCAGACGAAGGGTATTTCCAGATTACCAAAGGTGGTTTGCGTGAAACGAGCGTTGTGATGTACCCAAATAACATGAAGGCAGAGATCAAGAAGTTGGAGTATTTCCGACCTGATGGCTCTGCTGATTTGAAAGTATTGGAAGAAGCCCTGCGGGATGCAGGTCTGTCCAAGCAGATGTCGGTTGCCGCCGCATCTGTGTTCAAAACGGTAATTGAACAGCGTGATGCTGTTGAAAAGCCTATTGAAAATGCGCCAATTCAGAGTGATTCTGATGCGGAGGCAACCGCTGAAATTCTTGCTGCTCTAGAGCAACGTGAACTTCTGAAACTCCTTGATAAACGTCTTAAAGGTTAAATCATGTCTCAAGTTATCCTCGAAAAATTGGATGCCATCGAAGCTAAACAAGCTGAGAGCATCGTGGCTGTAGAAGCCAAAATCCCTGCTGCTGTTGAGGCTGTCAAAGCTGAATTCAGCGAAATGGTGTCTGCTCTGGAAGCCAAAGTTGCTTCTATCAATATGCCCGAGTTCATTCGCACTCCTGCCAAGACTGTTCGCCAAGATGTGAACCGTTCGGTGCGTGAGCAACTGGCTACCTTCTACAAAGGCAACAACCGTTTGGAAAAAGAACTGCAAA